CTCTAATGCTTGATCTACCGCCTTTAATTCTAATGATTTTGTAATACTTGCATTATAAGCGTCAATAGCTTCTTTTGCCTTATTTGTCTTGATACTTTCAAGATCAAGCATATTAAAATAAGCAGGTGCAATTTCTTTTAATCTTTCAATAGCAGCATTTCTATCCTCTTTTGTTTGAATTTCATTCTGTGCTATTGCCAAATATGTTTGTACTTTACTTGTTTCTTCACCTACGGCTTGGGCAACTTCCTTCTTTAATTTTTTCTGTATTGTATCTAAATAATTTACTTCTTTTAAATATTTAATATATTTACTTATAGCTGCAATAGCTAACATTAAAGCTATCATCCAATTAGCAGCAATAAAGTTTGTGACTTTAGCTAAAGTAGAACCAACACCTTTTATAACTTTAGTAAATCCAGACATAACAACACTACTTTTTTCAGCAGCGTGTCTTTGTGCTAATAATGATTTATGATGTTCTCTTATCGCTTTATTTGTTGTATTGTTTGCAGCAAGTAATTGTTGATGTCGTAAAATTGATTCTTGGTAAGCAGCGTTACGAGCCTTTACCGCAGCAGCTTCAAGTTTTGTCGCTTCAATTTGTAATAATGTAGCCTTTTTATTTAATGCTTTATTCTTTGCTGATGCTGCCGTTACTGCATTAGCTTGTTTATCTACTTGATTTTTAAGTTGCCCTACTTCGATTGCTTGTAATTCTGCTGCGGATGCCAATTTTTGTGCTGCCGCTTGTTCCAACAATGCAATATTACGTTGTTCAGCAACCATTCTCGACATAGAAACAGTTAAATTATTTTTCTTTGCAGCAGCATCAGCAATACCCAATGATGATTCATATCTTTGTTGTGCTGTTACTGCTGAATTAGTAGCATGCATACTTGCTTGTAACAAACGTGTTTGAAGTTCTACTGCACTATTATACTTATTTTGTAAAATTGTAAGTTTTTGTTGTTCTGTTGCTAATTTAGTAGCTTGTATTGGTATTTGATTCTTTACTTTATTAAGACTTTGATTAGCAACCATACTCGCTTTAACTGCCATTGTTGCTTTATTCTGCACAGGCAATGGAATTACACCTGCTATTTTTGATTTATTTCCAGTAAGTAAAGCCTGTTGTGCAAGATTATTCTTTACTTTTGCAGAAGTATTTGCATTTATAACCGCAGTTTGCCTTTGAACAGCTACTGTTTGGGCATTTACAGCATTGTTCTGATTATTAAGTGCATTGGTTGTATTATTTATACCTTTAATCCAACCTCCGGTAAATATATATTTTGCAACAGCTTTAATTTCATTAAATCCAGCTTTCAATAAAGAAAGTAGTAATAATAATGGCCCACCAGCGATTGTAATTCCTAAAATTTTAGCAATAAAATCTTGTGAATCTTTAGAAAGCCCTCCGAACCAATCTCCAAAATCTTTAAATGCCCTGCCTATACTTTCAACAATAGGTAATACACTACGGGAAAGAGCCTCGCCGAATTTAATTAACATTGATTGCCCTTCGGCTACGGCGGAATTAAGTTTGAATTTAAGCGTTTCCGAGGCAGCAGCAAACGCATCACTAAGGGCTGAACTTGAATTTTGTGTATTCTCAAATACTTCGTTTACTTCAGCAACATCCATTTGAAGTAAAGAAATAACACCCATAAACGCACGTATATTTGGAAAGACACGTGCCATTGATTCTTCACCAAAACGTTCGGTTAAATCACCTAAAGTTCGTAGGGTATGTAATAATCCTTGATTTTCCAAAGAATCACGCAACTCCCCGGCACTTGTCCCCATTGCTTTTAAGGCATCTCTCGTTTGTTTTGAAGGCTTTGTAAGCGTAAACAATGTTTGCCTTAAATAAGTGGCTGCCGTTGCCGCAGGCATCCCTAAACGGGTTAAGGCGGCCAAAGCACCACCTACCTCGTGGAACTGTACACCCAACTTTGCCGAAATAGGAATTACCGTTGCAAACGCACGTGTTAAATCTTCGGGTTCACCTTTACCTTCTCGTACAGCCATTACGAGTACATTAGTTGCTTCGGCAGCACTTAAAACGGAAGAACCGTAAGCATTCATAGCCGAGGTTACAATATCGGCTACTTGTTTTGTTTCACCTAAACCGGATGCTGCTGCCTGTGCCGAAATCTTTAAAATATTCATTGATTCAGCACCCTTGAAACCTGACGAAGTAATATAGTATAAAGCATCGGCAAGTTCATTTGCCCCTTTACCTAAATCACCCGACATATTAAGTACATCCTTACCCCAAGCCTTTGCCTGTTCGTCGGCTATACCTACCAAACCAACAATTTTGGCTATGCTAAATTCAAACTTTGTAAAATTTGCTAACGCTGCTCCTGCGAATATACCCGCAGGTAAAGATGCGAATTGGGTCATAGACCTTCCTAACTGCATCATGGAAACTTGTGCTTTCTTTACAGTTGCTTCCATTAACTGTATTTCTCGCATCGCACGTTGAGTTCCTACGGTGGTAACTCCAATTACGATTGACATTTGTCCCATTAAACTCATAACTTATTCTTTTTTAGGAATTGTCCTGACCCGTTTCACATCTTTACTTTTTTCCTGCGACCTTGCTAACATCATTAAAGCATTTTTCATTTCTTCTACGGATTGTACCTTTTCCTCTTTCGGTGCGGTTGAATCCCAGTTTAAAATAAAATCTTCAAATTTTGTTAGTTCTGTACCTTTCTTACTATAAGCCTGAATAAACAGGTTTGTCATTGTCCAAACTACATAAGAAATACGCTGATCTTCTCTCCATTTCCCTATTGGGTCTATTGCGTTGTAAGCCTCCCATTCCGCAAGTTGACGACTTGTTAATTGTTGTAAAAGAACGTCCGGGTGAATTATTTTTAATTCTCGACAGAGTTGGAATTGGAACTGTCGGTCTGGTCGGCTTCTGAGTTTTTTAGGATTTCCTCTTTTTCCTGTTCGCTAATAGCGTTAAGTTTCTGTGCAGCCGTAACAATACGTTCCATATTGGTTGCACTCATCATCTTGTTAAGGACTTTTGCATCTTCAGGTTTAAAGAGCAAATTGCCATCGGCATCACATACAGTAACAACAGCAAGTTTAGCACGAAAATCTTCAAGCGTAGTTTCATATTCTATACCTTTGTTTTTGTTACCTGAAGGTTTTTGTTTTAGCATTGATTGTTCCCATACGTCCTTTTCATGTCCTGTCATTTCACGTACAAAAACATACCCTTTTGAAAGTTCAACTTTTTCAACTTTCAGATCATCCTTTTGAAGAAGGGCTTCACGTGTTAATAAAATCATTTCACTCATTTTGATTAATTTTTAGAATTGTTATAAAAATATAAAAAATACTTGATTAGTACTAAATTAAATGTTAATTAGATGAACTACTACCCGAATTAATTGTAACTTTACCAGATACCTTGATAGTTACATTAGCAGTGATTTTGTCATCCGTAGGAATTTCCAACGGCACCTCAGTTACATAACCGCAGAACTCAAACGATGTATTATCATCATCCGGAAGAATAATTTCATAATAATGAGGCTCATCATCCTCAAAATCTGCAAATACAACATCATAAGTTGTACGTGTGAAATTCATAGTCAACGAGACAGTTCCACCATCTCGAAAACCCGTAATAAACTCACGGAATCCTCCCGTACTGTCAAGAGACGTTACATCAATAAAATCCCTTGTCATAGAAGGTCCGGAAATACTGTTTACTTCCGCAAGTTTGACCCAAGTAGAGCCATTCCAACGTTGAAAAACAGTTCCTACACCTGAAATAGCATTACTGCTACCTGCTACACAACCCATAATAATTTACCTCCTTAAAATTAAAATTAATAATCTTAAACATACACTTAATACCTACGTTGAATGTAGAAACTTACAGTAAAACGCACCCTTTGATTCTTGTCGTAATCCAAAAGTACAGGACCACCTATACAACGAATCAAAGTATAGAAAGAATCATTCCACGATATTTGCCCTCTACCATGTAATAAATCCTTAATATTAGAAATTACCTCCCACCCTTCCAAATAGTTGTTGGCACGAACACGAATTTGAATAGTAGGATACTCATAGATTTCATTCCGATCAAATGTCATTTGTGGGGGAATTGTCCCCGTTTCAAATATAGTAATTGTATTGAACGGCTCGGCTGGTTCTTTACCAAGAAATATCGGATAAAGGTCTATATCACACCCCGACGATGTTTCTGAAGAAACTGCTTGTGCATAATATTCAAGCATCTGTTTAATATCTAAGGCAGTTGGATTGCTCATACTATTGCGGATTTAGCATAGATTTTAATAAGATACAACATTGCTTCCTTATCGTTTTGCAAATGTATGCGAAACCATTCAGGGCCAGAACCCGGTAAAGTCCATTGTACATCATCATACGGTGGTTCTGTCATTTCATGCACGTATGGAAAATACGGAGCACCTTCTGGTGGTGTATCATCTTTATACCCGAATTTAATAGCAGGGCCACTTGGGGTATCTATGACTTCTTTATAAAAAGCATCCCGTAAATTACCTGTTTTTTCAGGAGTCATTGGGCGTTTAGTATTCATGCTATTTTCAAGGAAATCAACAGCAATTTCTAACCCTTCACGTGTACGACCGTATAGCTTCATCATTTGTATATCAAAACCTCTTTGTACGTTACTATGAACAATCATACGCATATTGATACCAAATTTATTAGACATTGAAGCCATACGACCAGAAGGTGTATCAAGCCATCTTGCCCCACCACGACCATGATAAAAATTAGAAGTACGTCCCATAATTATTTACCTTGTTCGTATAACCAAGCAGTACGTACAAATTCATCATTCTTAAACGCCATCGGTATTTTATCAAAACGATGAATTACATAAGCATTCATAATACTAATCGGGTTTGTTAAATCAGCCCCAAGAGCCGTTAAACCTGCCAAAGTACCAAGATACATATAACCTTGTAAATCCAAATCCTGTGTAACCAAAACCGAAGCCTTACAAATCAATAAATTTGCAGGGAATCCGGTAGAGAACCAACCAATATCAACCTGTGTTTTATTTTCCCAACGACACGGTATTTCAACAGGGGTAGCAAAGGTAAACCCACCGTACCCATCATTTTGTGGATTCCCCCAATAAACGGCTGTTTCGACACAAAACTTTGCAGCAATTTTTTCAATACCTTTTGCCATTGTTAATCAAAATTAGGAATTGCGTGTACCCAAGCATTAGACTTACCTTTTGCAATATTAACCAAAGTTCCAGAGATATCCAAACTTACAGCCATTTGTCCGTAAGTTGAACCTAAAAGACCTTCACCCCAAGCACCTGCATATTTAACGTAAGCACCACCAGCTCCGGCTTCCTTGTAAACCCGTTCACGAGTTACGGAAATCATGTGGGCTGAAATCCACATTTCAATATCCGTTAACAAGGCTTCGGTTAAACCCTTTGTACCGAGTGTTGCAGTAACAAACACATTGGCACTATTAACAAACCCTTCAATCTGAATATCAGTTAATTGAGTATCATCAAGAATATTCTTTACATCATCAACAGTTGTTCTCATACGGCTACCTCCCTACTTTTATTTAATAACGGGTCAATTATTCTTGGAATATTATTATTCCATTTTAAACCAAGCCATTCAATAGTTTCATAAATCTGTTTGTAATCACCCGTAACCATACGTTCAGGCCATATAATACGACAATTAAGTCCGGATTCAATCATTGCTACAAAACGCTTTTCGTATTCGTGTACCCACCATAACCACGCCTCCGCTTCGGTTTCAAAAAGAAACTCGCTACGAATAACGGGGTCTTTAAAAATACGCATATATCCGGTTTTAATACAAGACTGAATAACATCTCCGGTACGACGACGAACAATCAACCACTTTGCGTCAGGATAAG